ATTACGAGCGGATAATACTAAAAAATTTAGTGAAAGCAAAGAAGGATTAGCTTTAAGCCTTAGCAACCTTCAAAATATTATAAATAGTTTGCTGCATCAAAAAATTCGTCAAAATATGGGTACGGGCACTAGTAATAATATACTTAATTATAGAACCGGTAGATTTGCTGAAAGTGCTAGAGTAGAAAGACTTACACAAGGTAGAGAAGGAACTATAACTGCATACTATAATTATATGCGTTATCCATACGCTACTTTTAGTGCTGGCGGTAGACAAGAGTTTCCAAGATCCAGAGACCCTAAATTGTTAATATCTAAGTCAATTAGGGAAATCCTGCAGGAGCAAATGATAACACGTATGAGGGCTGTACTAGTATGACCAAACGAACAAAAATAGTAAACGCCCTAGTAGAGAAGTTTAAGGAGATTGATGGAACCGGTCCCTATACTACTAACATATATAACAATGCATATGCTAAGTTAAAGTTCTGGGATGAGATACAAGACTTTCCTAGCATATATGTTACGCCCGGCAGTGAGACCCGCGAGTACCTGCCTGGCGACTTTACTTGGGGATTCCTAAACATAGCAATTAAATGCTATGTGCGTAGTGAAGATACGGCTCAAGAAGAACTAGAGCAACTTATAGAAGATATAGAGCGCTGTGTGGATCTAAATAGAGTGCTCCAATATGACACAGAACCAGGACATGAAACAACAGAAATTTTAGTCGTATCTATTACCACAGACGAAGGTTTACTAGTGCCCTATGGCGTTGGAGAAATTAACTTACAGGTTAGATACGCTCTCGTGTAATAATCACAGTGTAAAACACCACAAACAACAGATAAAAGTCTTGTTCGTAGTGGTTAACAGACACTAATCAACAAGGAAAAAAGATGAGTTATAATTTAATTCGTAACGCCAGAGTATTCTTTACTACTAACGTAAATGAATTTGGAGTAGTTCATGACGGTGTTGGTACAGGCGAAACTTTCGATGCTACCAATACTCGTGAAATTCAAGTTCTTGATGGGCTTAGTTTTTCACAAAATACTACAACCGAAACAGTTACACTAAATGAAGCAGGTGCTACACCCAGCCGCGGCCAACGTCAGTTTAATACTGCCTTAGACCCAGTTGACTTCTCCATGACTACCTATATGCGCCCAGCCGATGGTGGCACTAATATAACTGCTGAAGAAAGTGTACTATGGGGCGCTATGTTTAGTGCTGACGGTAGTGCTTGGACCGAAAATACTACTGCTGGTACTTGCGTAGCTACAAATTCCAACGTACACCGGCTACAAAAATTTGGCTTAATCATCGTCTTAGACTCAACCACGTTTATCATTGATGATTGCGTAATCAATACAGCCACTATTGATTTTGGACTAGATGCTATTGCAAGTATTCAGTGGGCTGGTCAAGGTAAAGCACTACGCCAAATTGCAACGCCTGTAATTAATGATACTAACAACACTTGGACAGGTCTAGGTAGTGGTGCTTTTAAATCAAAAAATACTACTGCTCCATACATTGCTAATAAGCTAAGCGTGGTTACCCTAGATAGTGGTATTGGTACTGGCGGCACAGCATATACTATTGCTCTTACTGGTGGCAGCTTAACCATTAGCAATAATATTACATACCTAATGCCTGCAAACTTAGGTGTTGTTAATCAACCTGCTACCTACTTTACAGGTACTCGTGCTATTAGTGGTACCCTAAATTGCTACTTACGTACAGGTGCTAGCAACAGTGCTGGCTTAATGAAGGATCTACTAGACGGTAGCAGTACTGATGTTGATCCAGCCTACTATATCAAAATTAGCGTAGGTGGTACAGGCAGTACTCGTGTAGATCTAGAAATGCCTGCAGTTGTGCTAAGTATTCCTAGCGTTAACACTGAACAGGTTGTTAGTACAGCTATTACGTTTACAGCGCAGGGTAGTACAAATAGTGCATTTGATATTGCAGCAGCTAATGAACTTACTGTTAAATACTACACAACTAATGCAAGTTAATAATTAGTGACCAGCACAAGGAGACCACCTCCTTGTGCTCCTATAAACCAAAGGTAATAAATGACTCTTTCCCTTAAATCCCTACTAGTTCCCAGTAAGAATATTGAAATAGAATTTCCCGGCATGCCCGGATTCCTAGTTCAACTTGCTTTCCTATCCCGCGACACGCTTTTAAATATTCGTAAAAAGTCTACTAAGACTACATTTAAGAATCGTCAGCCACAAGAAGATTTTAATGAAGAACTTTTCTTACAACTATATGTAGAAAATGCAGTTAAAGGTTGGCAAGGCCTAAAACTTAAATACCTACAAGAACTAGCTCCTGTAGATCTTAGTGGCCACGATCTTGAAGATAACCTAGAATATACCACAGAAAATGCTCTTTACCTAATGAAAAATTCTAGTAACTTTGATGCATTTGTTAGTGAGCAAGTTGGTGATCTTGCAAATTTTTCGAAGAGCAGCTCCTAGACCTAAAAAACGCCATTGATAACTACATGCAAAATGCTGATCTTGGTGTTACCCCCGATCAGTACTTTGAAATGTGCGAAATGCTAGGCGAGGAGCCTGCACCAGAAAATATTCCTGTAGCATTTGAAGATTTTAGCCCCGAGGTACAAGAGTGCTTTAGTATTTATGCTATACTACAAGATCGCTGGGAAGGCTTTAACGGCTTGTACTTAGGCAAAGATCTTGCAGGAATTCAAGATATTTTTGACTTGTACGAAATAGATCGAAAAGACAGATTATTTACACTTAATATTATTAGACTTATAGATGGTATAAGAGCTAAAAATATTAATAACAAACAACAAAAACCCGCAGCGTAGTAATTACCTGCGGGTTTTTGCTTATAAATTTTAACATTGACATTTAAATGGTCTTATGCTATAATGGTCGTAAACTAGCAAACTTTTAAACCTCCAGCGGATTCCCGGAGAAATTATGGCAGGTAATACAGTAAATATTAATCTAAACGTCAGAGATACTGGAAACAGTATTAAAGATAGAACTGCTGATGCTAATAGATTAAATAAAGAATTAGAAAAAACAGTTGCACACTCAAAAGCTGCTAGTAAAGCTATGGCAGCTAGTGAAAATATTGAGTACGGACGCAGCCGGGGCGCTATGGGAGCAACCGGAGCAAGTGCTCGTGATTTTGCAAACCAAGCACAAGGCTTGGGTGGATTAGTTCGCCTATACGCTACATGGGCAGCAAACATATTTGCTGTAACTGCTGCATTTCGTGCACTAAGTGAAGCCATGAATGTACAAAACATGATTCAAGGCTTAGATCAGCTAGGGGCTGCACAAGGCATTAGTTTAGGTAGCTTAAGTAAAAGATTTGCAGATGCCACTGGTGGTGCAGTGTCCTTAAAAGAATCAATGGAAGCTGTTGTAAAAGCCAGTAGTAGTGGTCTTGGTGAAGCTGATATAATGAAACTAAATCAGGTTGCACTAAAAGCTTCACAAGCCTTAGGTTTAAATATGAGCGATGCTGTTAGTCGTCTTACACGAGGTATTACAAAACTTGAACCTGAATTACTAGACGAATTAGGTTTATTTACCAAAACTGGAAAAGCCAGCGAAGATTATGCTAGAAAAATAGGTAAAACTGCAGATAGCCTAACAGATCTAGAAAAACGTCAAGCTTTTGCAAATGCAGTACTTGCTGAAGGTTTAGAAAAATTTGGAACAATTAATATACCTACTAACCCATATGATAAATTAGCTGCTAGTCTTAAAAATCTAGGTATTCAAATACTAAGTGTTGTAAATACCGTAATTGCTCCACTTGTAGACTTACTAAGCTCAAGTCCTACAGCTTTATTTGCGGCTGTAGGTTTATTTACAGCTAGTATTGTAAAACAAGCTATTCCTGTACTAAAAAGTTGGGGAGCTAGTTTAGATGCAGCTGCAAAACGCAATAAAGAATTTTATGAAAAACAAGCCGAAGCAGCAAATAGTGCACGTGATGCTAGAATAAAAGCAATTAAAGAAGAACAAAAATTTCGACTAGAAGCTATAGAGAATAGAAGATATTTAACACTACAAAGACAAGAACAACAGTTTGAAGCTGCATTTGATAAAAAACGCTTACAAAGAGGCGTTAGAGATATTCTTGCAAAAGATATTCAAGATATTACAGACAAAGAAGTAGCATATCTCGATAAACTAGGAAAACGTACAAAACTTTATGCAGATCTTGCACAGAGTATTAGAGGCGTAAAAAAGATTAATGAAGATATTGTTGATCTAGAAACAGAAACTAATAATAAACTTAAACAAAGACCTAAATTTTATGAAGCTGCTAGTATTGCTGCAACTGATGCAGAACGTGCTCGTAAACGAGCTGCAGCAAGTGCACTAATAAGTACTGCTGCCGCAGATACTGGAGAGGTAGGAAGCAGACAAGCGTTTAGTAATTTAATGCAAGGTATACGTGAAGAAAAATTAGGTAAAGTACCAGGAATACTTACAGCTATTGGTGGCGCTGCTACAATAGCTGCTGCTAAGGTAGCAGCATTATTTAGTATATTTAGCAGTGGTTTAGCTGTATTTGGAGTTTTATTTGGTGCATATGAATTATTAAGTGCAATACTTTCTAAAAATTCAAAAGAAACCGAACAATATGGTAGATCACTAGATGATCTAGAAGAAAAAACAAAAACAGCTACAGATACAGCTAAAAAGTATGGTGAAACATTAAGCGTTCAAGGTATTTTAGCTAGAGCAAATGCCTTAGATACACTAAGTGAAAGCATTGGTACAACAGTAGAAAATTTAAAACTAGCCGATCAAACTGCTAGTGGATTTGATAGATTTATAGATGGATTTTTACGTTTTATTGGTAAAGGATTACAAGATAAATTTGCTGATACTATGGCTCCAGCAATAATTGCTGGATTAAATTCGTTTACAGACCCTAAATTTAAGAAACAAGCAGAAGAAGGGGTCGCAGAGGTTTTAGGAACTACTGGCACCTTAACAATAAGTAGAATAATAAATCTATTAAAACAAGTAGAAGATCCAGAAAAAGTTTTAGGAATAGGCGAAGCTTTATCTAGAATATTTAAAAGTATAAGTCAAGAGGCTAGTAAAGCTGCAAAACCTCTTAAAGAAGTACAAGATGGATTTAAAGGATTAGAAAAAACTTATTTAGATTTAGCTAATACTTTTATTGATCGTAGTCCATTAGCACTTTTTGCTCAAGAACTTGGAAAACAAGCTGGTGCTATGGCAGAAGCTTTTAAAGATCCACAAAATAGAATAGCCTTATTAAAAGAAATATTAGAAGATACTAGTAAGATCAGAATGTTTCCTCCCGAAACTCAAACTGCATTATTAAATGCAGGAAATAATTTAAAAACATATACTTCAATTATAGAACTTGCAAAAGCAAGACAAGAGAATTTTAGACAAGATATGCTTGCTTACAGGTCTATAACAGATCCTTTTGGTCAAGTATATCCTGGCGATCCAGTTAAGGCTAATGAGGCTCGAAAAAACTTTGATGAAGAACAAAAAATAATAAGTTTAGCTGAACAAAAAATAAACACTATTCAACAACAATTAATAAAAGCTATAAGTACCGCAGTTAATGAAAGTTTAGTTATAGTATATAAAACTATTGATATTGCAAGTAGAAAAGCAGTTATTGATACACAACAAGCATTGCTTGGTTATTTACCTAAATCTAAAGAAACAATACGATTAACGGTAGATTTAGAATTACAATCTATTCAGTTAAGAAAAGAAGAATTACAATCAACACAAGATTTAATAAAATCACAAGAACTATTACGTTTAGAATTAGAACTTAGTAGATTAAAAACTGAAGCAGGAGAGGTTGCCTTAGCAGGCGGAGATACTAGTACAATTATTAGATCACAGGCCGCTGTACGTCAAGAAATGCAGGCTTATAGAGATCCAGAAGGATTACGGCGTGAAGGCAAAGCAGGAGAAATAATAACTCCAGGTGCTTTTGCAGTTTTAACAAGAACTGCGGGTATGCGTAAACAAAATATTGAACTTGAAGCTCAACGACAACTAGCAATAGCAAAAGGACAAATACAAAGTGTAGAAGCTGAAGTAGAGGCCAGAGTACAACGAGAACAAAATGCGCTATTAGAACTAAAAACTCGTAATGCTAAATTTTTTAGTGAGAATATTGAATTTAAACAAATGTCTGCTATTGATCAAAAGCAAGAGCGTTCAAGTAGAGAAGCTCAAGAACGGGATCAAGCTGCTCTTGTTGAACAAACTCAGTTAAACG